ACAGCGCGCGGAAGTCTGCGTAGTCGTAACAAAGCTCCGTGGAGAACCGATAAACACCGACGTCTTCGGCTCCGTCGGCGCGTTTGATCGTCACGAATTGCCAACGCTCGCCTGACAGCGTAAACGGGTCTTCAAAGGCGCGCGTGCGTAGGAATTCGACAAGTTTCATTGGATTGGATGAGTGGATTGAGTCTTAGAAAGAGCAGCACCCGCAGCATGGCGCATCTTCGCAACGGCCGCGCGCATTGCGCGTGCCAGTCCAACCGGACGAGAGTTTGACGCATACAAGACCGGAGTCTTCGGGCATGCGGCCGGTGCATGCATTGCAGTCTATGCGCCATGCGCGGCCGCGTTTGGTGACGGTTCCCAAGCCTGAGGGAACGTATTCTTGGCATTGGACGCATTGTCCGGGGTATCGGTTGGTCATTGGATTGATGGATTGATTGATGGATTGAGATTGAAGAGACGCGTCAACCTACCCTTTCGAATAGATTGAAGCGGACCGTCAACCGGCCGTTGTGATTCGTTGAACGCGTTTGGCACCCGTTCCATGTGGCTTGAAACCGACGATAAATCCACGGTTGCCCTTGGCGCATAGTCTGCATTTGTCACACGATAGGTTGTCAACGCGTTGTGCCGGACAGATGACTACGCGGTTTCCTTCGGGTGTTGTGAAACGGTCCGCGCTGTCTTGTGGAACAACGGCCGCAACCGGCAAACCTAGCTTGGCAAGTGTGTCGGCATGCGACACCGAATTCGCGGACAGGTTGACAATGAAACCGCGTTCATTGGCGGACCGAATCGCGGACAGATTGGAGTCTGTCAGTGGTTTGTGGGTATAGGTGAAACCGCGCTTTCCGGTGTTTGCTTCCGTCAATTGCGAAAGAGCGGTTGCGTCAATATTGTCACCGACACCCGGCAAATCACCCGCTTGGTTGTGACGCCACAATTGGCCAGCTGGGAAAGTGCGGACCTTGGCAAGGAAGGAAGACCAGTCGAAACCGCGCTGTCCGCTTGTAACCTTTGACCAGTGCAACGCAAGCGGACCTGAGTCGGCATAGCATCCATCTTTCTTGAATGGGCAAGCGTCACTGCAAGTGCAAGCGGACGAGGTTGACACCGGAATAGGGCCGGTTTTCGCGTTTGAAGATTTGAGGGTTAGATGGACGTTCATTGGGTTAGTGGTTGGGGGTGATGCCTAGGGATGATTCAAGATAAGCTTGGATGAGGATGAGAGAGAGGATTGCAGCTGCAATGGCGATGCGTTTTAGGGTTGAGCGTTTCATGGGTTAGATGGCGTTGACGTCACCGAAACGAGCGGGGGCGGGGGCGAAAACTAGGTTGAGAACCCAAAGGCCTTCATCTTCGTCGCCTTCGATTCGTTGATCGTCGCCGAAAATTGTGACGCGATTAGGAAAGGTATCGTAGTCAACGTCAACGAAACGTGAGCGGAGGAGGGTGATTGCAGCGTCAACGCTTTCGAATGAGATGGCGACGTCAACGGGAAGGCCGGTTGCTGCGCTGTCAGCGACTGCAGTGAGAAGGTTTTCTTTCATGAGGAGACGATAGGTGGGGTGAAGTGAGGAGTCAACAAAGTTTTCTAAACTTTTTTTTGGAACCTGGTTGAAGCCCACCGGTTGGAAAAACTGGCGGAAAACTGGCGTTGCACGGATCGGCGCAACCGCCAATCTTGGCGGCATGACCAAGGTGCAATGGGAAAGAGCAAAAGCGGAATACCTGACGGGAAAGGGATGGAAAGCGATTGCCGACGATTTGAGCGTACCGATGGATACTCTAAGGAGTCGGGCTTGTCGTGAAGGCCTGACAAAAGTGAAGGCGCAAATGCAAACGGTTTGCAAAGAAAAGAAAACCGAATCCTTAGAAACGCTATCGGCTTTAGTCCGTTCGAAGCTCGCGGCGGATGCCGCGTCAACATTGGAACGCATAGACAGCTACGCATTGGACGGTATCAAGGATGAATCAACACGGGAGCAGATACTGGGTTCCGTTGCCAAACGGTCGGCGCTTGTGTTTGGGTGGTCGGAACAGGGAGAACAGGCGAGCGTGAGTATCAATTTACTGGGTTCGATGCCGGATCGAGCGTTCGAAGTGAACGTGACGAACGAATCCGAAACAAAGTGAATATAACAGGTAATGTGCAGCATTAGGTGGCTAATAGACTGGATTAGATAAGCTAATGACAGAAAAGGATTGTTTTTCCTAGGGACTGGCACACTTTTTGACTGGCAGGGTGGCCCCCCTTTTGCGGGTGGGCTTCGTTTACGATACCCCCCTCAAAAATTTTCCGCCTTTTTGACCATGCTAAACAAAATCAAAATTGGTCAAAGTATTTCTCTCTCAACAGCGGAGCGTAAGCTCGCCCATTTCGTAGCCAAGAATCGAAATGGTAAGAATCGATATTTCAATGTGGTGAACCTGAAGATCAGCGCGGAAGATCCGCATACGGTCGATCTTGAGGGAATCTGCGGCGAGCTGGCTTTCTGCAAGCTGTTCAATGTTTATCCTGATCTGGATACGGATCGTAATCCTCCGCATCCGCTCTATGACGCGCTTGTCCCGCCACCGCCGGGATTTCGCATCGATGTGAAAACGACCAAGTATGACAATGGGAAGCTATTGGTCGATGCGCGCAAAGGATTGAAAACCGACGGAGTGGACTTCTACGCTCTGATGACGGGAACCTTTCCAGGTCCGTACACATTCCGTGGAGTCATCGCGAAGGAGCATATCATCCAACCCCATAAACTTGGCCTACTCTGCGGATACAAGAGCTACATGGCAGAGCAGTCAGAGCTGACCGATGAGTTTGAGGCCAATTACTAATTGTGATTGACACTTTAGTCGCCCCTGTGCGTCAGTGCGCGTAACGACCTTAAGCAATGCGGAGGCTTGGTCAGCCATCGCAAAACCGTCTAAGCGGCAATGACACTCCGCAGGTAGCAGGTTGGATAATCAGCCACCGTGTGGTGGATAGATGGCCAACCATAACGCAGATAACGTCGGTTAATTTCATAATCTCATGGCTTGTCCTAATGTCTTCAACGCCTTTGCGGTGGCTACCGAGTCGCTCGCTCAGGACGTTTATAAACGCGCCTCGTACCGCTCGATGTGGCTCAACATGATTGAGCGCGGCGAGTATCCTCAGGGTACTGGTCTGACCCAGACCTCGTTCACCACCACCTCCATCGAGCCGACTGCGGCTGAAGAGTGGTCGGCCATCACGCTCGCCAGCGGCAATCCTGGTGATAACGGTGGTGCTTGCGATGTCACCTACAATGACGTTCCGGTCGGCTATAATGCCGTTACCTGGAGTCCTGAGCGTTTCGCCCTCAAAGGTCCGCTCCTCTGTAAGGACGATCTGACCTTCGACCATCGCGTCGAGGCGTTCCTCCGCGTGTATCTTGAGAAGCTGTCCATCCGCGCGCAGCGTTCTTGGGAGACTCGCTATCAGAATATGTTCGCCAAGTATGCCATCAAGGCTGTGGCCGACTCGTCCTTCACTCAGGTTGAGACGATTCCGTCTGGCGTGAATGAGCTGCCCTGGATTCAGACCGGCTCCGCTGGTCAGGCTCTGAATCAGTCCACCTCCGAGCTTACGCAAGAGATGCTCGATGTGGCTGCTGCCACCCTGATCCGTAACGGTGCTACCAATCCTGATAGCTCTGGCTTCATCAGCTACAGCAGCGACGGCCCGGTGTTCCCGCTCTACATCGGCCTGGAGGCTTCTCAGCGCATCGCTCAGAACAACCCCGCGTTCCGTGAGGATCTGCGTCAGGCTGATATGGGCAGCGGCAGCGGCGCTGAGTTGCTCAAGCGCATCGGTGCGAATCGTGTGATTAAGAACTTCCGTCACGTTCCTAATCTGTTCCCGCCCCGCTTCACCTACGCTGGCGGCAAGTACACGCTGGTTCAGCCGTTCACCAGTGCTTCCGGCACTAAGGGTACGGTGTTCAGCGTCAACCCGAGCTGGACGACCGCTCCGTTCGAGGCTGCGTTTGTCGTCACCCCGTATGTCTTCAAGTCGCACATTGTGCGTCCTGTGAACCGTGTTGGTGATTTGAGCTGGATGCCGACCAACTACATGGGCGAGTGGCAGTGGGTGACTGGCGCGTACAAGCTCGATGTGGATTGCGCCGATCCTCTGGAGAAGAAGGGTCAGCACTATGCTGAGTTCATTCATGCGCCTGAGCCGATTTTCACGAATCAGGGCATGACGATCATCTTCCGTCGTTGCACCGGCGCGTTGACCCAGATCATCTGCTCGTAATTCGAGCTAGTAATTAATAGACCCGCAGGCGTGAAAATGCTTGCGGGTTTTTTCTTTTCGGCGATTGTGGCCACCGGATTATCTCATAGGTTGTTTGTCTCACAGCTCCGTTGTTGGAGCAGCCCCTCATCGGCCCGAAAGGTTGGTGGGGGGTTTTTGATTGACATACATGCCATGAGTCTGATGCTCGCTTCATGCCGGTATTTACCATTCCCAAAGGCGTCGAAATCCCCGAGAACTTGAAGGAAGGCGAGGCTTTCCAAACGATGG